TAAATCTAAGAAATCAAAAATATTAGGGATGTTAGGTGACGAAAGTTTATCAATTAATGACTTATTTGATATGGATAAGGCGAAACGTAATATTTATGAAATAGAAACAAAAATAAAAGACATTTTAAACGATTAAAAATGAACAATTTCGGGAAGATTAAATCCAAGTTATTGAAAACGATAACCGAAGCTTACGAGCAAGGAGAACTTAAGAATAACACTAAGAACTTAATTAAAGTAGTTAAGAAGAATAAGGACTTTAAAGAAATGTATATGTTTTACGAAGAAATCGAAAACAAATACTTTGACGATAAAGAAACTGCAAGGTTATATGTTGAAGAAATTGGAAACATATTAAAACAAAAGGCAACTAAAGTTAAGGATTTCTGTGAAGTAATTAATATGTCTGTTTACAATACTCAAATTGATGAGAATGAGTTATACGATTCAATTGACCAATTACTAGAAGAAGATAGTTTAAAAAATATTGACAAAAAAGTAGTTGCTAAGAAAAAATTAGTAGAACATTTAACAAAAAAGAAAGAAATTAAAGAATCAGGATTAGAAACATATACCTCAAATGAGAATCTTTTACACGCTGTTTTAGCAAATAACTTTAATGTATTATACAGTAATAATTTAAATGAAGAACAACAAACAGAATTAAAAACTATTCTTTCAATCTCAAATGAAGATTTAGTTTTGAAAACTACAGAATTAAAAGAATCTATTCTTAATAGAGTTGGTTCACTTTTAAGTGAATCTAACGACAACGACTTAACCACTAAATTAAGTAAAGTAAAGGATGAGGTTCAAGATATGGATTTATCCAAATACAATTATTATCGACTTACTCAACTAAAAAATGGTCTTGTTTAATCAAGACCATTTTTAATTTGTTGAATATACGTTGCCTTTAAACGTTGTGTTCTTTTCACAACGGAGGGTTTAACAAATTCTTGTCTTTCTCTTAACTCTTGAATTTGTTTGGTATTACGTACCTTGTTTTTATACAGCTTTAGAGCTCCCTCGATTCCCTTATTACTGTCTACTTTAATATATAACATATCTATAATTATATCCCAAATATACTAAATGTTTTTTGGTATTTCAAATATTTTAGTTTATATTTTTTTAACACCATAAAATAAAAATAATATGAAAATATAAATGAAAACAGGAAAGTATATCTCCCTTGGAGAATACAACGAAGTGAAAATAGGATACGGAACCGTAGACTTCAAAAACTTAAAAACAATTTACCTAAAATTAAATGCTTGGGTAGAACCAAATAATGATACGGATGATTTTGATCATTTAATCAATAAAACTAGAAGGGGAATAAAAGAAATAATATACAATTTAAAAAATGAAAATTTCAAACCTCAATGTATTGTAGATTTAGATATTAGAACAAAGGGTATAAAATTAAATAAAAGGTCATTTATGAACCTTGAGGTTACATTATATGTTGATAATTTCTTCGATGTTAAGTCTAAAAACATTAAATTATCAGTTAAAGACATTATAAAATCCATCATCGACGATAGATTATCTAATAAAAATCTCTTTAACTTCTACAAAAACAAGAAATAACTTATATATCGTTGTATTTATAGTATTAATAGAAACTATAAATGAAGATATTAGGTCCTAATGAGACGGGGAAAGGAATATTAATCGAGTACGACGCTGGACACGTTTCCCCCGAAGACAACAAAAAAATTATATCGGAGATGAAGGATATGGACTTTTCACAAGACCTTATCCTTTATGCCGTTTTGCAAAAATACGACACACCGAACAAAAACGGGAGAATCTACCCCGAAGTCATTCTTAAGAGAGAAGACCAAAAATACCAACAACTTATTAAAAAAGGTGGAGCCCTTAACGAATTAAACCACCCTTCGTCTTCACTTATCGATTTGGATAGAGTTTCACATTCTATTCTTGAGACTTGGTGGGAAGGAAAAATGTTAATGGGTAAAATAAAATTATTCACTTCTCCAGGTTGGAGAAAGATGGGTATTGTATCTACTAAGGGAGACCAAGCGGCAATGTTAATTATGAACGGAGCAACTCTTGGTATCTCATCTCGTGGAGTTGGTTCATTAAAGAACGTAAAAGGTCAAAACATTGTTCAGGAAGACTTTGAACTAGTTTGTTTTGATTTAGTATCGTCACCATCTACTCCTGGGGCATATGTATTTGCAGACCTAGAAGACAGAGAACAGTATCAAGAATCGGTAAAGGAAAATCCGATACTTGATGACAGAATGAAAAAATTAATGGGGGGTTTAGATAAATTTTTATCTAAATAATCAATTTTTTAGGGTTTCTAATATTAGAAAAGAGAATTTTCCATAAAACCGTAATATTTATAAAGTAATAAAACAAAAAAAATGACCGAAAAATCCATTTTAGAACAAGCGTTACTTCAAGTACAAACACTTGAAGAAGCAGTAAAGCAAAATGCAAAGGGTATACTTGCTTCAACAATGAAACAAGAACTAAATGATTTGCTTAAAGAATCGGAAGAAGAGGAACAAGAAGAAACTCCTGCAATGGGAGATGATTCTGCTGAACCTAATGAAGAGGGAACAAATGATATGTCAGAACAACCAGTAGCCGACGATGAAGAAGGTGAAGACGATTCTGAAAATGTTGATGACCTTGATAATGATGATCCAAGTAAAGACATCGAATCTATGGATTCTGAAGACGAAATGTCTGACGATGAAGAAGAGGAAATCGATGAACCATCTTTTGATGACGTAGACACAGATGATGAAGATGTAATGGATATGACCGGAGCTTCAGATGATGAAGTTTTAAAAGTTTTCAAAGCAATGAAACCAGAAGATGGTATTGTTGTTAAGAAAGACGGTAATGACCTTAATCTTGACTTGGGTGATGACGAGTATATCATTAAACTTGATAGTGAAGAAAGTGAAGCACCTGTTGCTGACGAATTCGGAGATGACTCTGAAGAAGCTCCAGAATTAGGTGAAGAAACTATCTACGAAATTGAGTTAGACGAAGAGGAAGAAGAAGAAGCTGAGGTTTCTGAAGAAGAATCTGAAGAAGATGGTAAAGAAGTTGAAGCTACCGAAGCGGCAAGAACATACGGTAACGACGTTAGAACTCCGGCAAACCAAGGTAAAAAATACAAAGCTGGTCGCCACGAAATGAATGAAGAAGTTGAAACACTTAAGAAACAAAATTCTGAGTATAAGAAAGCTTTAATTCTTTTCAAGGAGAAATTAAATGAAGTTGCAGTGTTCAACGCAAACTTAGCTTATGCTACTCGTTTGTTCACAGAACATTCTACTACAAAACAGGAGAAATTGAACATATTAAAGAGATTTGATTCAATTTCAACTATGAACGAGGCTAAAAACTTGTTCAGCACAATAAAATCTGAATTAGGTACTAAAATGACAGTAACTGAATCAGTAGTTGAGAAAATCTCTAACACTCCATCATCTTCATCTTCTCAAGAGGTATTATCTGAGGCGAAAGCTTACGAGAATCCACAATTCAGAAGAATGAAAGATTTGATGAGCAAAATAAAATAATAAAAAAAACAAAAATACAATTTTAAAATGGGAGCATTATTAGAATCAGGTATGGTAGGAAACATTGGTCTTAAGCACTTACGTGTGATCAAAGAAGATACCATCAAAAAATGGGACGAACTAGGATTCTTAGAAGGTCTAGAAGGTCACCAAAAAGATAACATCGCACAATTATATGAAAACCAAGCATCATATTTAATCAACGAAGCAGCAGTAGCTGATGCGTCTGGTTCATTTGAGACAGTAGTTTTCCCTATTATTCGTCGTGTGTTCTCTAAATTATTAGCTAACGACATCGTGTCTGTACAAGCTATGAACTTACCAATTGGTAAATTATTCTTCTTTATTCCTAAAATTCAGGAATTAAATGGTAATGGTCACTATAGTCCATATTCTGGACCAAATGGTGTAACAGGAAATAACACAGTGGGTGATGGATATCCAGCAGGTAAAAGAAGTCTTTATGATCGTTTCTACGAGAATAGTGACAACTTAGACCAAGGTCTTTTTGATTATTCAAAAGGTGCTTTCACTGAAGAGTCATTATCTGTAAGTGGTTTCACCGCTTTTGATGCTGGTGTTGTTACTATTGACGCTACTGCAATTGCAACTGGTGTAAGTAAATCAAGTGTTATCTTAGCGGTATCAGGATTTACTAGCGCTGGAGCTGGTAAATTATCAGGACCTAATGGTCATGAAATGGATTCAGAAGAAT